TTAGTTGGGGGCTCATCCCACCATTGCTTCCGGATGTTTTATAGACTCGCACAACATCCTTTCCATTCTCATGTGAGAGTCTAACATCAACTCCCACGTTCCATCCTCTGACGTGCGCACTCATTCCACTTTTCTTTGTGCCTGTCTTGGTCACTGTGGTTTCTCGCGACCCGTTGATGCTTGCATAGAAATGTGCCATAAAAATTCCTCCTTTGGTTTATAGTTAATCGTTTATAGTAAACCCTTATTCAACATATAAAACATAAAACAACTCATGTCCATTAAATTCTGAAACCTTAACATCTAAAATCAAACTAATGTGCTTTGCTAACTCTGTCACTTCTATTCTTGATGATGTTACAAGTGCTTTCACAGCTCGCCTCTTTCTTTTAATTCTCTTTTTGCAGCTTGCTGAAACGCCCTAATCTCTTTTTTTGTATAACCATACACGCCAACAAGATAGTTTTCAATGTGTTCTTTATCCCAGTCTAAGATCCCGTGAAGCTGTTCTGTTTCTAGTTTCTTTACGTTTCCCACGTTGCCTCCTGTCCAGTATCATTGCACACTCTGTGCCAACATGTCAAGTGAATAAAATCAAGTGTTTAGACAGTTATCAAAATGATAATGCGTCATAGTCTCCAACACCTGTGTTGTATTTAACGCATATCAATCAGGTACTTACACACCACTTTTTCAGTGTATAAGCAAAACGAGTGCCAAACGACATTCATATGAAAATATTTATTATCTTTATTTATCGTGTAGTTAACTACGATTGTGTGCAATTATCAAAATGATAATACTTGACAAGCTATCCAGTCTCGTGTTATGATTGGGGGGACTTATGGGGGGGTAGATGATAAGTACTCTCTTAATAAGTATGACACAATCACTCATTAAGTATAAGTCAACTGTATTCACCCCACACAAGTCAAGCCGTGAATACGAATGAGTATTAATAGAATAATTAGTAATTAATAAATTAGTCATAGTTGCGTCGTGTTTAATTATCACATGCAATTGACTATGTGGTCAACTGAATCAAATAATATCATGGGCAATAATCCAGTTAAACAAAGAATCGAAGAGACAGTCTTTGCACACAAGCTCTTAGAGCATGGAATGAATGCGAAAGCTGCTGTCATGGACATGAAACCTCAATTAAAAGAGGCGTCAGCCGAGCAACATGCATCTAGAATGCTAAGCAGGGTCGAGAAATCGGGTGCAATTGAAAATCTTATGGGTGGGGTTCTATCTTCATGGGAGAACGCTACACAAAAAGCCATTGCACGCGCTAACTCGTGGCTAGAGAGCGAAGATGTGCGATTGCACACAATGGCAATGAAATATCTCAATGATCTTGGCAAGATAGTTGCACCTGCAAGTAGTGGACCAAAGACAGCGATCCAGAATAATAAATATATACTTCCCAAAAAGTAAATGATACCAAGCACTTGCAAGCGTTATGCAAAAAGCTTGCCTAATTATTGGTATGTCAATTGCAATTGCACATGATATGCCAACACACCCCCCCTACCCCCGAACGTGCAAAAGTGGTCAGGTCAGGTGCGATAAAAATTAATAATAGATTTCTTAGGAAATACAAACAGGAGGCATTATGCCAAAAAATAAAGATTTTAGCGGAAGTATGGTTACGGATGAAGAACGAAAAAGATTGTCAAGTGGTTCTCAGGGGGCCCTGGGCCGTGCGGCGATGGGATCACCTATGACAGAGGACGAGACAAAGACAATGGCTAATGAAATTAGGGATATGCGTGGAAGACCTATGTTCGGCTCAACCTCCCTTGAACGTGAATTATATAAAATTAAAAATGGGAAATAATACGTGGAAAGCTATAAAGCCTTCAGCTATCTATCAGGAATTATTATAGTTTCCCTTGATCCTACGATCTCGGATGAACTAGATACGAACGTGCAATGGGTGAAGTATAGTCACACTCACCCCACCCTCGCACACGTTCACTTCTCGCACGACCTGACGAATGCTATCCACAAAGACGGGCTACCCAAGCAAGTGCAAAAATACCTACTGAGTATTAATAATAATTAATAATATATATTATATATAATAATTAATTAATGCTTATGGGGTGAATAAGTATAATATATAATAATTAATAATTAATACTTGATTAATAATATATTATAATATAATAATCATTTCACCAACCGCAGAAAGAATCTTAAAACAATCCTTTTTGCATATGCTACAGGAAACAGGTATACCGGAAATTCGAACGCTATGGGGATAAATTAGCGAGATCTACCTCAAAGGTATACCCAAGCATACCCCAACCTGAGATCGTCGCTTATAAGCCATTTAAATGCGTCTGGTGAAAACCCTAAAGTGCAAAAAACTTGACAAGTGCAAAAAATTGGAGTAATATATGCCTAAAGAGTTAGAAAAAAAATTGATGAAAGAGGCAAAAGCCAAAGGATTGAGTCAAGAACGTGCAAATGCTTACACATATGGCACTTTAAGAAAGACAGGATGGACACCGAACCGTTCGGCCAAAAACCACGAGAAAAAGGTTTGTATGGCCGATTATGAGAAAAAAGGCTGTTAAGTTCGGCCTTCGGTTCAGTCCAATAAGTTATGGGCGAACTAATACGAATAGCAGAATATTTGCAAACTAAGCATTATCCGACCTATTGCTGGATAGAAGAGCGTACTCGGTATATCCCGCTATATAGTGGAATTTCTTGGAATTTCCTAGAAGATGGTCATGGATACTCATTATTTTTTTAAAAATGCTTGACAAGATTTTAAAGACATGGTATTATTTAGCATTAGGTGATTAAACCACACGGGAGTCCGCATAATCGGGCACTGTCAAATCAGTTCTCACGCGGCTCCCTTCACCCCACCCCACAAACAAAATATGAGTATGACACCGGTATTCGAGAAGTTTTATGAGGAACTTCAGGGATATGTAGAATCCAACAAGTCCTCAGATTACATCGAAACCTTCTTTAAAGAAAAGTGTTTAGAGATGGGTCCTTATGAAAGACTCAATAATCTCTATCGCATCCGACCAAAAAGACCAGTCGTGGGAGAACCCTCCCGACTTCAGTTCTTTCGGATGAATAAAATGCAGGATCACTACTGGAAACATAAAACCAATCGTGATCTTATTCTCAAAATGAGACAAGGAGGCGTAACCACGTTTTCTTGTCTTTTAGGTTTGGATAAAGCTCTTTGGGAACCAGGAACACATTCTGCTGTCATGGCCCATGTACGCGATAACGTTAAAAAATTTTTTAGAATCAGTAAAACAGCATTTACCCAATTTCAAAAAGATTGGGGTGCTTTCTATCCGGTAACAAATACACGTGATAACGTTTCGGAATTAGGCATTAAAGAAACTGGATCAGAATTAATCGTTTGCACAGAATCAAAGGGATTAACCTTAGACTTTTTGCACATATCGGAAGCAGCGTTCGTCGAAGACTCTCGTATTTCAGAATCAATTGAATCAGTGCCTCTATCCTGTCAAATTATCATGGAAACTACCCCCGACACAGCATCGGGTATGTTCTACGATCTCTGGGATCTTTACTTTAAAGGTGATACCTGTCTTTATAAAGGTCATTTCTATCCCTGGTGGTTTCAGTATCCTGAAGAAGAGGATTTACCACAACTTGTTCCAACCAAAGACTTTAAATTTACTGATAAAGAGGAAGTTCTAGTTAGAACTAATGACTTAACCAAGGAACAAATTCTTTGGAGACGATTAAAGATTTCGGAATCAGGTGGGGATGAAGGCGAGTTCCTTCGAAAGTATCCCGAAGATCCTATGACTTGCTTTCTTTCTGGATCGAACTCAGTGTTTGCTGCTGAAACACTTGCTGCTTTATGGAAGAATGAACGGGCACCAGCATTCATTGGAGATATTATTTTAGTATGAAACTCAAACTTGTTAGCAGAGATCCTGGGAAGAGCTTACGTGATTTCTGTGGTCTTCGCATTTGGCAGAAACCTAAAGAGGGTAGTGTCTATGCAATCGGAGTCGATGTGGCAGAGGGCGTTGGTGGTGATGCTTCGTGCATTAGTGTGCTTGATTGTAGGACAGGTATGCACGTGGCTAGCTATTGGAGTAATCTTATCGATACCGATAACTTTGCTGTGGAAGTCTATAAATTGGGTAATTGGTATAATCGCGCATTCGTCTGTATAGAATCAAATAACCACGGGCACTCAGTAATCTCAAACCTGACTGGGGTGGTAGGAGGTTTGGCCTATCCGAATCTCTACAAACGTATTAAATATGATGAGTTTACTCAAAAACGTAGTAAAGTAATTGGATTTGACTCTAGACAGAACACTAAACCGTTTTTAATTGAAAATTTAAAGTCGGCCTTGAAGATGGGCGATCTAATTACACAAGATCGATATACAATTCAGGAATTAGGTAATTTTGTTAGAGATGTTAAGACTGGAAGGCTCGGAGCAAAAGGTAATGCACATGATGACCGAGTAATGTCACTTGCACTTGCTTGGGAACAGGCCAGACTTATTAGAGAAGGCGAAAAGACAACGCTTGATTCGAATGTACCTAGTATGCGTTTTGATCCACATACAGGTTTTCCTCTCGGAGACTCATATCAAGAACCAGAATCATTTTTTTAAGGATATTTTGTGGCGAGAAAGAAAAAAGACATTACAGCTTCAACTACTTCTAAAGAATCTGCTTCAGAATCAACAGAGGCTCAAGAGGATCGTGCGATTCGTTTAGTAGTAGCTTCTAAGAAAGAGTCTGTAACTTTCTATGAGGATAAGTTTAAGCTTTTTAATTATTTTGATCGTTTATATATGAAGGGCGCTGCCAAGACCAACGTTCCTTATGGTCGGGCTAATCTTGAGTTGCCTCTTGCATTTCAACAAGTTGAACCCTTTGTGTCTCAAATGACAGAGACGATGTTAGGTGAAGTTCCATATCTATCCTATTCGGGCCGTGGACCTGAGGATGATGATGTAGCTGAGGAAATTACAGATTTTACCCAATATCAACTGGATTGTGGTAATTTTCTGCCTTCGTGGGTTTCCTGGTGTCGAAATCTCGGCAAGTATGGTACGGCGGTAATGAAATTAAATTGGGAAGTTGATTCTGTAGAAATTACTTCAGAAGAAGATTTAACTTTTACCATTGTAAATCCTGCAACAGGCCAACCTGAAGAAATTACAAAGACTGAAACGAATACAGAGGACTATGACAAGCATGATGGCCCAATGTTCTATAATGTTTCTCTTTTTGATTTCTTTGTACCTAGAGCAGCGACATCTTGCGACGTTCAGAAGATGCCTTGGGTTGTACATCGCGTCTATCGCACTCTAGATCAGTTATTAGATAATCCAAACTATGATAGAAATAGGGATTGGATTAAAAAATTAATCAACGAACGCGATGAGGACGAACTCGATCCATCACAGAGCATTGGTTCTGGAATGGAAGAAGCTAAGCGCACGGAACAAAATCAAAAAAACTCTTCTAAAGGCAACAGAAAATACGCAGGACAGATAGAAGTCCTCGAATGGTGGGGCGACTTCAAGTTCTCCCCCAAAGAACGCGCTAAATCTGCTTTAATTGTCGTTGCTATCATTGATAATGAACAAATTTTATTACGCTTAGACGAAAATCCTTTTCGTTTTAAATTTAAACCTTTCCTAATGGCTAATGATTACCCCATTGAAGGTGAGCCATATGGATACGGAGAATTGCACCACATTAAAGGACTTATTGAAGAATCCACAGCTCTTAGAAATGCTCGACTCGATGTTGCAAATATTTCCCTCAATCGAGTTTGGCTCGTTGAACGGCAAGCTGGTGTTAATCTTCGAGAACTCTATACAGCCCCCAATAAAATCATTCTCACCAATGATTTAAATGGTATTCGTCCAATGGACATGGGACAAGTGACGGCTTCTAGTGTTCAAGAACTTGCACGCATTGACTTTGATATTCAGAATACAACCGAGATTATTAATCCTCGTCAAGATGTTTCTAATGTTGGTGCTGCGTTTGGATCGACAGCAACGGGAGTTAACTTCTTAAGTGGTAAATCTAATTTGCGGTTAATGACTAAGGCTCGTCTTTTACAAGATACTTTCTTTCGCCCATTAGCAGACATGCTCAATTGGTTTAATCGAGATTTAGTTACAGATGATATGTACTATCGTGTTAATGGTGAGGATAATAAGAATCCATATCGCACTATTTCACCTGATGCATTTTTAACTCGTGTTGATTATAAGGCATCCTCTTCTCCGGATAAATTAAGTTTATCCCAGAGACGGGATAATATGTCATATCTTCTTCAAACACTTGCACAGATTGAAAAGGTTTCTCCAGGAACGAATAATTGGCCAGAGCTTTTAAAAGATATTCATAAGCTTGCAGGTCATCCGCA